CTTCGGGGCATACAAGCGCAATTGAAAAAGAATATATTAATGATTCAGATGGGGCATTTCTTAAAAGCGTAATCGGCGAAGATGTTAAACATTATATCAAGGGTAAATAATGGCTGACCCCGTAGCAGACACAACAAATTCATTTGCCACATTAGCTGAAGCTGATATTTATTTTAATACTCAGTACAACCGCTATGCGCTGTGGACTGTGATTACAGAAGTAAATAAATCACGGCTGTTAATCGAAGCAACAAAAATGCTTACCTTTGGATTAAGTTGGTACCCTGAAATTGATGAAGATGATTATTCTGATGCAGTTGATGCTCAGAAATACGCATGCTACGAACAGGCTTGGGCTATTTACGCAGGTGATAGACAGGCCGACCCAGAAACTAAGGGGATATCTGAAATAATAGTGGATGTAATAGAGCTTACTTTCGACAAGACTGATCGTGTAGGCATGTTTTCAAGAAGCGCTTTGAACTATATCAGGTCTTGCATAACATACTCTCCGGGCGGTTTGAATGTTCGAGTCGTGAGGGCATAATGGCAGGAATGAGAGACATAATAAAAAATGCTATAAAGGGGGGTATGCCAGCTGTTGGTAATATTAAAACTGACATTACATATCATGTTGCTGTTGAAGGCGTTGTGAATGACAGAAACATGCCCGTCTTAACATATATAAATCATACAATTGAATCTACTATTGTTAGTTACAGTAATCAGGAAATTGTTTCCGGCGGCGGGTTAATAGCTCCGGGAGATAGAAAAGTAATAATTGAAAACAGGTTTTTCACGGCCCTGTCAATAGTACCTAAAAAATCAGATCAAATGACTTTGGATGATAGCAATGTTTATAAAATAGTTAATCCAAAAGTTGACCCATCGCATAATGTTTACTTTTTCCAGGTAAGGCAGGTTGAGTAATGGCTAAAAATACCACTACTATAAAATGGAGCGGGAAAGCCGTTAATGCGGCAACCAGAAAACTTGTATCTAAAAAGGTACGACAATCTACATTCCTTGTTTTAGGTGATGCTGCAATGAATGCACCTGTTGTATCTGGTAGGTACAGGAATTCTATTGACACGCATTTTGAGGAATTTTTAGGAATAACTTATTCAAATGTTGAGTATGCACCCGATATTGAATTAGGGACAGAGCCGCATATTATAAGGATTAAAGACAAAAAAGTATTAAGCAACGGTAAGTTTTTCTTCGGTAAAGAAGTACATCACCCCGGAACAAAAGCACAGTATGTTTTTACAAATGCTCTTTTTGATAATGAAGAAAACATAAAACGAATCTTTAACGACAATAAATTATGAGTGCAGATCCGTTATCAACAGCAATATTTGCATTAGGAGTTACAGATAATACTTTCAACTCTGCAATAGGCGGTTCAGGGACTGCTAAGGGCAGATTTTACCCGGAAGGATTCAAGGAAGACGAAGTACCAGCAAAGCCATACGCAACATGCAGAATCACAACAATGACAGGAATAGATACACTCAGAAAAAATCTTGAAAAAGCTTTAATTCATATCAAGGTTTATTCGAAAAAAGAAGACGGAGGAGCCGAAGCCGATCAGATGGCACAGAAAGCTTTTGACCTGTTTCAACACGCATCATTAGTTACAACAGGTTATATCAGGGTTAAGCTTTTCAGAAACAACAGGGTTCCATCGTACAGGGAAGAGGATTTTTTTACATCCTCAATTAATTTTAGAACACTAATTCAGGAGAATTAAAAATGGCAGCTTTAAATAGTGCAGATTATCTGACAGCGGAGGACATGGCCATAGTATTACGTCAGGGCACCGTTAATCAGGCAATAGTTGCAGGACTTGACAACATCACTTTACCGGGTGTTTCAAGAGAAATCGTAACAGTAAAGGTTTTTCGTGAGTACATTTCTAGACAGTTTACAACCGGCGGTAAACTCGGAAACTTAGCCTTCAGTGGAACGGCTGTAAAACAGGATACCAACGGATATGATCAGTTGTTTGTTTATTACAAAGCAAACACAAAATTTAAGGATTGTTTTGTGTATTTGAATTATGAAGATTTCTTGACCGTTGATACTGCCAACGATACACAGGCAGCTTTCCAGGTGGCAGAACTAATGAAGGATGCGGCAGATTCAAATGGTGTAATCCCTCAGAGCGGTTCGCTTATCCTTAACGGTTTACCCGCTGTATTTTATGCTCATTCTGAGGTTATGAGTGCAACTGTAACAACCCCTGTTGGCGGTGGTACTCTTGACTTTGTAAAGGGTTCGGGTACGGTTGATACAATCACGGATTCAGATTCTGCATTTGTAACGGATGGTTTTAAGGACGGCATGTCTTTGTTAATTAGAGGCGCAACCACAGCCGCAAACGATGCTGTTTTAACCACAATAACTAAAGCAGAGGCAGGAACATTAACACTTGCTTCAGAGGGTGAGTTAACCACTGAGGCTGGCGCTGCTGCAACTATATTACACGGTGGAACCTTAGGTTAACCACCATAACTAAAGCTCTTGCAAGGGAGCCGTGAGGGGTTGGGTGCATCCACCCCTTGCATTTCTACCAAGAAAGGTAAAAGCCAAAATGAGAATTTTTAAAGAGAGAACACAGGTATTTGATATCCCGGAAGACCCGGACAAGGGATGGGTTGAAATTATTTATCTTAATCCAGGAAAGCAACAGGAAGTTGTGGCAAAGGGGCGTAGGCTTGACATTGCTTTCATTGATGGCAAACAGGAAAACCGGTTGATCCCAGACGAAATACTACTCAGAGATAATAATGTTGATACTCGTATTGTCAGATGGGGTAACATGTTTGGTGAGGACGATAAAGAGATGAAATGCAACCGTGCAAATAAGATAAAATTTATATGTGAAGACGGTTCGCCTGAATTTCTTGCAGAAAAGATCGAAGAACTTGATGTGATAGTTAAAGAAGAGCGGGAAAAAGAAGTAAAAAACTTGCCAGCTTCGCTTGGTGGCTCTCCGGAGTAGATCGGCAGCCATGCGAAAAATGCAAACTTGCGTTTAAGCCGTCAAGGTGGGACACCCCGGAACTGAAGGAATTGAAAAAGAATGGCCCACCTTGCGCAACGTGTTACCCGGAACAGATAATTGAGAATGCCGAAACGTTCGACATGTATCAGTATTGCTCAAGTCAACTTTTATTATCAGATGGTCAGGCAATTTCTTTAAGGACAGAGGCCATTGAAATAACTTTAAACCGTTTCAATTGTAGTAAAAAAGCAGAAACTCTCTCAAAAATTCTCAGCCTTTCGGAACAGATAATTCATTTCCAAAACGAGAAAATAAAACGTGACGCTGAGAAAGGCAAAAAATGAGACTAGGTGAAGTTTCAGTTGCGGTCAAAGCAACAGGATTATCAAAATATAAAAAAGACTTAACCGGTGCCGAAAAAACTACTGACAAATTCGGGAACCAGACTTCTAAAAGTGTCGGTAAAGCATCAAAAGCGATTAAACAACTTGGTTTAACTGCTGGTAGCGTTTTAAGTGCTGCCGTTATTGGTAAATTAGTAAAAGATTCGATAGTTGTTTTCAAGACCTTTGAAACTGCTACCGTTGATATGGGTAAAGTAACATCCCGAAGTTTAGACCTGATGAAAGCAGAAATTCTAGGCATGGATTCACTGCTCGGAACTTCTTCCAATTTAATGGCCGGCTATTATCAGTCTATTTCAGCGGGTATTAAAGGCACTACAGCACAACTAGACAATCTCACGATATCATCACAAACTGCAAAAGCCGCACACGTAGGACAAGCCGAAACTATAAAAGGTATTACCAAATTAATGGCCGGTTATGAGGGGCAGATTAAGTCTGCCGCTTCTGCCGCTGATATACTTTTCACCATTGAAAAAGAGGGCCAGACAGCTGTGGCTGAATTAATACCACATATCGGTGGTCTTGCTAAAGCCTCTTTCGATTTGGCTGTGTCTCAGGATGAAATGGGAGCTGCATTTGCAACCATAACCAAGACAGCGGGTTCTACTTCTGTTGCTGCTACTCAATACCGTATGACCTTAATGGGGTTGTTCAAGCCTCAAGAAAATATGCTGAAGATATTTAAAAAGTTGGACGTTGCTTCTGGCCGTGCTTTAGTCCAGCAGGAAGGTTATGCAGGAGCCTTGAAGTTGGTAAAAGAAGAAGCCGAAAAGATGGGTATCGGCCTTGGTAAGGTCTTTGAATCCTCAGAGGCTCTTATGGGTATATCTGCCCTAGGTGCAAAGAACTGGAAAACATATTCTGATTCACTGGTTGAGATGACCAAAAAAACAGGCGCCCAACAGAAAGCATGGGACGCTTGGACTGAAACCGTTCAGGCATCTCTTGATAAGGCCGGTGCTAATTTAGAAAAATTTCAGATTAAATTTATGGACACTTTCGGGGATGATACCAAGGATACAATAGACGCCTTTTCTGATTCTTTGGAATATTTAACTGACAATTTTGAAAAATTCACTGAGTATGCAGGTTATATAAGTAAGGTTAACGCGGCTCTTGGTTTACTTATAAGCCCGATTAAGCTTATTACTTTTACAATAGATAAGATGGGTATTGAGCTTGTTAGTATGGGTGAAGGCTTTGACACATGGGTTGACCTGCTTTCTGTTGGGTTCGTTAACGTTGAACATGCCGTAAAGGTTGTTGCTACCAATATACGTTACAGCTTTAGAATGATGATTAATTTAGTTAAAGACGATTTTGCAAAGTTCTTTGATAATATTGGTACTGCACTTACACACATAGATAAATTTGCAGAAGCCGGAGCAGACTTAAGAATGTTTGCGCTAGAGATTAAAAAGGGTAAAAAGCCTATTGATGATTTAGAAGAAGTGTTGGCGGGTTTTGACGAAGAGCTTGCATTTAATTTAAGGTTATTAGATAAAACATCGGTAAGTTTTCATAAGCTTTATTCAAAAGAAAATGATGTAAATGACTTTTTTAAACTTATTACAAACGATGCCGAAATATTAGCGATAGCACTTGAAAATATTGGTGGTGATTTAGAAAAAACCACAGATACTTTTAAATTAACATTCGATGATTACATCGGTAATAGTGAACGTATAGTAAAGGCAACCCGTGACCAAGTTGACGGTTATGAGTTCTGGGGTAACGCTGTACAGGACACTAACAAAGAAATAAAAGACGATTCACAGCAAACTTTCAGCTCAATGTCAGACTTTTACAAAGACGCTCTAATGCAGATGGGTGATGACACCGGTTCATTCATGGACTTGATTAAAAGTAAAATGAAGAACTTAGGTGCTACAATAGCCGCCGATGCATTAACCGGGATAACAAAATCTGTATTAGGTTCAATCACCGGTGGCAAGGGTTTTGATTTATCATCTATAATGAGTATAGGTAAAACAGGGCTTTCATTGTTTGGTGGAAGTTCATCTGTTGGAACAAGCGCAATTTCTTCTGGTTTTTCTTCATTTGGCGGCTCAAGTGGTTTTGCAGGGCTTGGCGGAGTGTCATCATTAAATTCAGGAACAGGGATAATGAGTTCTTTTACCGGGGCCGTTTCAAAAGCAACAAGTGCATTATCGAGTTTTGCTGGCCCTGTTGGTATTGCTCTTGCAGCTTATCAAGCTATAACGGGTGGCGTGGAGGGGTGGCAGTCAGGTAAAAAACAGGCAGAATTTACAGGTCACACCGGAGCAAGAAAATATGGTGAGTCTTCAGTAAATGCTTATTTTGGCGCAACAGATGCTTTAACCTTTGGCCTACATAGTAAGATGGTTAATGCAATTTCATTTGGCGGACTAGACGCACTGTCCGGTAAAAAGGCAATGGAGGATTTAAAACACCGGATGCACCGAGCCCAAAGATATCAATCTCAGATTCAAGCAATGTCATACGGCACAGAAGAAGAGCCTTTTGATATTTCAGAGTATGGCGGTATTGAAGACTTCCTTGATATAAAAGATATATCACGATTGGGTCAATCTAAATCAATATACGCAATGGATGAATATGGTGGAGCAACAGGAACCGGATTAAACACAGGATTA